AAGAATATTAATTATTTTATGATTCTTCACCAGGTTTACCTGTACCGTCATTAAATGTATATGTGAATATACCTGAAACGTTACCTGTACCTGCTGTAGATCCAACACTTCCTACAACTGTTGTATTAGCTGTAAGTCCTGCTGCAACTACTAAAGTTCCAGTAAGTGCAACTACACCTTTAGCACCAGTAACTAAATTATTAGCAATACCTGTTGTACTGCCCGCTGATCCTAAATTTACTGTAGTTGTTGCTCCACCACCTGAAGTAGACAATACCGCAAAACTAAGTGGTATAGCACCTTGTGGTAATACAAATGGAGCTAAACTATTTACAGTTGCTCCAACTGATACTGCAGTTGCTGTTGTTGTTGATGATAAGAAAGTAATAAGTGTAGATGCAACTAAAACTCCTGGATCAACTCCAGAACTTTTATCTTGTCCACCATATGTTCTTACATATCCTTGAAACGTGCTTTTATTTGCCATGTTTTTATCCTCCTATTAATCCAATGTAGTCATTAGGCATGTCGACTATACGCGTCTACATCAGATGTTAATGTATAGTGAATAAAATATAACTTAATTTATTGAATAGTGCAAGAGATCCCTGCATCAAAAATGATGTTTTTTACCCTATTTTGTAACTAGTCTTTAACTAGCTACTGAAAAATCAGGAGCAGCTATCTCAATTTTAATCTGTCTGTAAGCAATTTCTGCTTCAGCCTTCTTAATTTGGTTAACAACAGAACGAATCTCTTCGTCTATTTTAACCATGTCTAGAGAGTATCTACCCTCTTCAACATGAGCCTGTTCCCAATCAAGTTCTAACAACCTTTTCTTCTTGTAAAGGTTTTGTACTTGATCCATCTGCAACCTCCTCATAGGTTATGTAAAAAAAGTTACTAATATGTTTATTAGTAGTACTTTTTTCTAATTGTTCTTTACTCATTTTTCCCAGAAAGTCAAGTACTTTCTGATATAATGATTCTGTTGAATTTATGATGTCAGATTCCAATGTGAATTGGATTTTAATGCCGTTTATAAATATTTTTACTAGGTAGGTCATCTTCTCACGGATGTCTTTATAGTGATTTACAGGGCGAGTCAAGCCCGCCCTGTAAATTAAAGTTATTACGCTCCTGGAGAACCGTACATTCCTCTTGGATCCGAGAATCCAAATGAATATCTTTCTCTAGCTTTGTATCTAACGTTACCTGTATCGAAATCACCTTCCATCGATGTTCTGATAGGAGATCTTTCAAAATACTTCATACCGTTTGGTACATCTGTTTTGATAAAGAATGCATCAGAATCTGTTAAGAAGTGATTTACAGTGTATCCACCAGAAACCATTCCCATATTTCTAATTGCATTGATATCGTTATCAGAAGTTCCAACTCTACCAGCAGATTTCATTAAACGATCAGCTGTAAATTGCAATTGCACAGGAATTACTAATTTCATTCCTTGAGCAGCAACTTTTAAGCCACGTTCATCAGTGAAGTTCGCGATGTCAATCAACGACTGTTCTAATGAAGTTTCGTTTAAGTCTGCAGCTGTAGCTAATGTATTACTGAAAGTTCCAGAAATAGTAGCGTGAGTTGTAGAGAATAATGGAGATCCATCACCACCTGGGAAGGAAGTGCTGAAACCATTATTTAGTACGTTAGCAGCTGTTACTTGCTTAGTATTCGCCATAGATCTAGCTAATGCTTTTGTATATCTAGACGCAAGTCTATCATACAAGTTGTCCTCAATCGCTTCTTCAGTGATTGCGAACGCAAGAGCTATCGTATTGTGCGTATATCTAGCAGTGAAAGTCTCATTGGCTTGGTCATAAGACACGCCTGATCCTTCAGCTTTTATCGCAGCATTACCAAATCCTGATAACATAACTTCTTCTTCAAATGCTCTTTCAGAAGTTTCTTTATCAAAGATTTCTTCGTGCTCGTTTTCGTAACGTTTGTATTCAAGTCCAAACAGAGCGTTTAAACCTGGTTCTAGTTCTTTAACTAGTTGTGATCTTGAGATAGCCATAGTTTATATACTCCTTATAGTATTGATTGACCTGATTTAATCTTCACAATGAAGTCCTCACTAGCAACAGCCACTTCGTTCCCAATAAATTGAGATGGGCTTAATACTAATAATTGTCCACTTGTAGATGAAGCTAGATCTAATAGATCTGCAGAGATTCCATTTACGGAACTTCCAGCAGCATATAAAATATCAAAAGCTACACCGACAGCACTTACTCCTAGAGCAGTACCTGTTGATTTAACCAAGTATAGTTGATTTGGATCGTCAACTACATACGCTTGAATGTTACCTTGAGCAACATCAGTTTGTGTGTAGTAGTTTTGCCATGTAGGTTTGTTTCTGTTATTAGGATTCACTTCGATTAAACAACCGTTGAATACTCCTAATACGTTACTAGTAGCAGACGAAGTTACCGGAACAACAGTTCCTGTAGCTGTAAGAGCAACTAAATCACCTTGATAAAGAGCTGTTGACTGATTATCAAGAATGTAAAATTGGTCTTGTCCACCGCTAGCATATCCACCACCTACTTTGCCTAGTGGTCTAAGACCAAAGGCTTTAGTTGTGTTTGCCATATTATTTACTCCTTTAAGTTTATTTTAAACTTTGTTGGGTAGGAATTACTAAATAATTAGTCCTTCTTTGTACCACCAAAAGTTACACGAGTTTGCCTATCACTGCTGATTGGCATACTTGGATGCTGTTCCTTCATAGGATCGTTTGCAATAGCGTCAGCTCGTTCTTGAGTTCTTTTTGCAAAGTAATCTTCACGAGACTTAGCGATCTCTTCAGGTACCCTAGCCAGCACTAGGCCGCCAACTCCAATAACCCCCGCGTATTTGCCGTCTTTGACAACAGGATAATTCTGTTCAGGATATTCATCAGATCTAACTAATTCATAACCTGATCTCATTCTGCCTGTGATATTTTTAGTATCATCAAAGCCTAATGATTCAGCTCTTATCCATCTATGTCTAAATCCGTCCGGCGCAGGCGGTGCGTCTAGAGATGATGGTGGAGTCCAAACTTTAGGTCTATCATTTTTAGACCTTGTTTCGCTCGCACGGGAAGTCTTAATTGTTTTGTTTTCGTTTACCATATGCCTATACCTCCTTCGTGGTTAAATGTTTCGCATATTCTTCAAGTGGCACACCTAATCTTTTAGCAATTGCTACCTGTGATGGTGTGAGCTTCACAGTTTTTTTGCGTCCTGATTGGCTAGGACGATTAGCCGAAGCTACAACTTGAGCGGGTTTCGCTCTTTCTGTAGATATGTTTTCCTTTGTACCAAATTTATGAGGAAATTCAAGTCTTATTCTTTTATCAATTTCATCATAGTATTCGTCGCTTTTAGGATCAAAACCTTCATCTTCTACAAGTTTCTTATGCAAATCAAATGCAGTATAAGTCATTGCAGAATCTTTACCAAACCAATCATTTTTAACTGCCCAATCTTCTGCTTTAGGGTCAACTGAAGCAGTTTGAGTAGTTTGTTGAGGTGTAATTGTAACCTCTTTTTCTTTAGCTGGTAAATCTTGTTGAGCTGCTTTAATAGATTTTAATCTAGCAGATTCCATAGTTAATTCAGCAATTTGTTGTTGCGCATTAACTTGAGCATCTACATCTTGAGAATCTATAGCTGATTTAAGAGCTATTTTAGCATTAGCTAAACTAGCATTAACTCTAGTTTCAAATTCAGAAACATATCTTTGATCTGTTTTAAGTATTCTAGATTCAATCTGAGTTTTTTCTTTTTGAACAGATTGAGCATAAGCTAAAGCTTCTTCTCTTTGTCTTTCAGCTTCTCTCATTTTACGAGTTAATTTAGCAATACGTTTTTTAACACCTTCGCTATATTCTTCTAACTCGTCTTTATCTTCAGTAGATTTTTCTATTTTAGCTTCAACAGGTTTTTCAGCTTCTTGTTGAACTTCTATTTTTTCTTCTTTTTTCTCCTCCGCAGCAGCTTTCGCTTGCTCGTTGTTATCCAGTTCTATCTCAGCGCCTTCTTTTTCGCCGACATCAATTAACGGATCGTTCTTTGGTCTTTTTTCTTCTATTGGCATAGTGCCTCCTATGTTTAAATATGATGAAGAACATCTTCAGGATTTTTAATAGTCCCAAGTACTTCGTCATCGTTTAGTAGTCGCACTTCTCCACCCTCTATTGGTAATCTTGAACCCGCATAACGAGCAAAGATAACCCAATCTCCTTTTTTACACCATGGACCTGTTGGATAACGCTCTTTATCGTTATACGCTAATGGTCCAATTTTTAATACATAACCACAGTTAGTAGCTATCCTTAATTTGTCTAATGATTCTTGTGATATAATAATTCCACCTTTAGTTTTATCTTTAGGTGTAAATGGTAATACTAATAGTCTCCATCCAGTTGGATTTGGTAAACTATCAATTAATGATTCTGAAATATTTTCAGCTCTTACTGTTTTATCTTCAATTTTTTTATTTTCTTCTTGATATTTTTGTTCTAGACCTAGAACAGTTTTAGGTACTTCAGTCGAGTTTAACAATGTTTCCGGCATCTTCTTTTAGCTCCTTGTTGTTTAGCAGGTTAGAGATTTCCTGTAATAAAAATTCGTATGTGCGAATTTGTCCAAGTATATACTTGTAATTTTCCATATTGTCAACCCCACCAGAAGTTATAGTTAAAGTTAGATTTTCTAACTGCGCTTTCATGAAGCGTTGTAGTTTATAAGCTACGTCTACCGTTTCCATTAGCAATTCCACTTTCTCAATGATTTGTTAATCCTTGAGTTTGGATCGCGGGCGGTTTTAGCTGAGGTTAATCTCTTCTTCATACCACTCATTCTCGCACAAAAAGATTTTCTTCTATTAGCAGCTTTTGAACCTTTTTTCAACTTACTTGGTTTAGTAGTTACTGCCATTGATAATTTAGAACCTGGGTTTGCACGTCTATAGGATGCAATACCTTTTTTATTTAATCCACCAGATTCAGATTTACCTTCTTTACGTTGCCAAGCTGGTGTACCACCAGATGCAAGATAAGCTCTACCCATTCCTCTAGATTTTATCATATTAATATACTTTTGTAACTTTTCTTCTATCCTTCATTACTTTACCACAACCTTTAGCAATAAATCCACCTTTTTTAAAAGCAGAATTTACAACAGGATTAAAAGAAATATCTTTAGTTTTTGTGCCTTTTACAGTAATTGGTTTTTTTCTTTTGTCTTGGAAAGGCTTCTCACTTAATCTCGCCATTAATACATTTTTGTTTTTTTAATTATAATTGCTTTTCCTTGTCCTCTTCCAACTAAACCACCTTTTTTATATTCAGATGTTTTTTCAAATTCTAAACCTTCATCAAGTTCTCTCATTTCTCTTGATGGAAATGTTCTTTTTTCCCCTCTTAATTTTTCAAGTTCTTTTTGTGTTTCTTCAGTTGTTCCATAAATAGATTTTTTTCCTTCTTTAGCTCTTTCTAAGTTTTCTTCCATTATAGCTTCACGTTCGTCTTGATACTTTTTTATTTGACCTACATTTTTTGATATATTACCTTTTGATTTACTTACACCTTTGTTTTTAACTTTAGGGCTTACTCTATCAATAACACTAATACCTTTTAATATATTTGCCATAATTATTTTTTCTTTTTAGGGAAACCAGCTTTCATATTTGCGTAAGCTTTTTTAGAAATAGTAGTTTGAGATTTAGGTCTTGATATACCTAATTTTTTTCTACGATTTATATTTGCCCAAAGACCTGGTTTAGAAGAACCACCTTTTTTAAAAACACCTCTTCCTTTTAATATATCTGCTTTAGTAACTTTACCATCACCTGTTAAATCAGGAAATGATCCATCTTTAAAACCAGTTCTTGCATTAATAACTTTTGCAACACCAGTTCCTCTTAATTGTTTTCCAAGTCCAGACATTATTTTTTCTTTTTAGCTCTGCCGCCTTTTTTCATATACTCAGCAGTTTCTTCTTTAGCATAAGCTTCTGGAGATTTTTTTCCAGACTTAATCATCTTAGCTTGTTTGCCTAAACTTTTTAATTCTTCGCCTTTATGCTTTTCAGCTTTTTCTTTTTTTACAAAAGCTTTAGGAGAAGTTTTTCCAGACTTAACAGATTTTGCTTCTGCTAATTCTTCACCATAAGTTTCTTTTCCACCAAAAGCTTTTCCGCCTTTAGCTAAAGCAACTCCCATTCCTCTTTGAGCAATTCCGCCGCCTCTAAGTGCTGCACCTAATCCTCTAAGAGCAATTCCGCCGCCTCTGAATGCTGGTCTTGGTCTTTGTTTAAAATCGTTTCTCATTTTTTCTCCTTATCCGTTTTCCTGGTTAATGTTCGTCGGTTTATTCGCCATTGTGCGAGCTACCGACTCTGCGCTGCGCCCAATCACATAACCTCCGAGTCCAACATTTAATAATGTCCAAACATCGCCAGGTAGTTCAAAGGAGATAATTGCTCCTGTGAATACTTTTATAACAGGTCCTATAACATAGTTCCATACTAAAATAAAGATCAAAACATACATTAAAAGTGGTCTCCAAGAGCTAGCAAACCAGCCAGCTTTTGCTTCAGCTTCAACTATTTTAGCTGCAGCTTGTAGTTCTTGAGTATGTGATTGTAGTAATTGAGTTTGTAAATCAGCTTTTAATTTAGCTTGAAGATCTTTGTCAGGAATTGCTTTTTCAATTGTGTTAAAAAGAATTTTTGCTAACGGTGCAATAGCTCCAAGCATTGGTAACATACTAGTACCATTCAGCTTTAGATTTTTTATCTGGTAACATTCTGCTTTGACCTTTTACTTGTACACTTTGTGTTTCCATTTTATTTGTAACTTCAACATCAATGCCGCCTTTTTTATAGCCATCAGAATTTAAAAATTTATCATGACTTCCAACTTGTGTTCCATAAACAGATGATGAATCATCATTTCCTTTTACAGCTCCGCCTTTTGCATAACCTTTTTTTGACATACCTGCCTCCGATAATGCGATTGCTATCGCTTGTTTTGGGTTTTTAACTATTTTTTCAGATTTACCTGAATGTAATTTTCCTGCTTTAAACTCGTGCATCACTTTTTTTACTTTTCCTGGTTTTTTTTCCATAAAATTTCCTTATCTATTAGTTTTTGGTGCACTCTGTTTTGCAAGACTTACACTAGCACGCAGTTTAGCTAAATCTTCGTTTTGTGCAAGCTTATTTTCTTCATTATTTTGATTTAATAGAGCTTTTAGCTTGTCTAAATTGATCCTATCTTCAGCTTCTTTACGTTTTTGCTCATTTTCTAGTGCTTTTAAGTCAACTTCACGTGACTTTAGCTTCAATAATGGGTCAGAATCAAATTGACCTATAACTTTATTTTCTTCTTCAGCAAAATCTTTCATCATCTCAGCTACTAATTGAGATTTTCTTGCTTCAATTTGTATAGAGATACGTTGTAATTGTTGCGCGGCTTGTGGGTTTGTTTGTATTTGTTGCTGTAACATAGGTATCTGTTGTAATTCTTGCACAAATTCTACTTGTACATGTTCTTGAGCCATTAAAGAAATATGTTCAAGTATATTTTTTTGAATTGCAGCAACTGTTAACGGATTATTTCTAACCATATTTAATTGCATGAAATTTAAATGTGCATCAATGTGTGCTTTATGATCTTGGCCAGGAAAAGCTTGGAATGGTTTTGCTGCCATTGCAGTAATATGTTCTAAACTTGGATCCATTGGCATTGGTTGTTGTGGAGCAGGAAGTATTAAATCAATATCTTTAACACCCATTGCTTCATACATTTTTCTATAAGCTTGATACAAGTCATGAATTTGTGGATTTGATTGTGCAAGTTGTAATTGTGTTTGTGCTAATGCAATTCTTTGTGATTGAGAAAATATATTTGGATCTGCGATTGGAATGATATCTACTTTATCATCAAAGTCAGTTTGTTTAATTTGTCTTTGTCCACCTACAACATCATATGGATAAACTGGTGGTAGATAAGTTGAAAATACATTTGCTAATAATTGAAACTCTTGTTTCATTGCAGCGTAAATTCTTTTATGAATTGCTGACATCACTCTTGATCCTCTTTCAAGTAATGCCATTGTTGTTCCAACAGCTGCCTGTTGATTCATATCACCCACTTGGGCATCTGCGATGCTCGCGAAGCGTTGACTTGCATCAACGACAACTCCCATTAATTGTAATAAGATTGCATCAGGTCCTTTAAATGGTAATGGCATAAACGCATCACGGAGATTTCCTCCAGGAGCATCTACATCTCTAAATTCACCTGGTTGAATTGGTTGTGCATCATCTCTAACTCTAATACCACGCATTTTAAATCCTGCTGGTAAATTAGCTAAAGTTCCTGCATCTAATAACTGTCTTAAAGCTTGTGTAGCAGTTCTTGATAATCCACCTATCATGTGAATTAAACCAAGACCATAAAATCCAAGTCCCGGTAAAAATTTAAAATGCACAAAGTAACTAGTTTTTTTCTTTAATAAATCATCTGCTTTATAATTACGTCTTATAGATAAAACTTCTCTTGAACTTTCTTCAATAGTTACAATGTAAGGAAGTTTAATACCTGTGGGCTCACCATTTTGATCTTTATCTTCAAAACCTTCTAGATCTAAATTAACATGACATTCTAAAAGCGTATAAACATCTGCTTGTTTAGAAACTCTAATACCTTGTAATTCTAATTGTTTCTTTTCAATTTCATCTTGTTGTAATGGTGGTTCACCTAATTCAACATCTTTATAAAATCCAGATACTTGTTGTTTCTTTAAGTCATTTTCAGAAATTTTAATTACATGAATAATTGCTTCAGCATCTTCTAATGAAGTTGCGGTATAAGGTACAATTAAATCATCTGATGGAATAAATTTAGATACTGCTCTTTGTAACATTGCATCGTAATAAACTTTTTTAAACGTAGATCCTGATAATGGTAAATAAAATAACATTTGATCAAATTCGGGTTCATATTCTTTCATGACATCCATAATTTGATAGTTCATAAAATCTTTAACACGATTTGCTTGATCTTCTTTATTACGATCAGATAATCCTACGATTTCAGTTCTAACTGGTCCACCTGCAGGTAATAATTCTTTATAAGCTTGAGCTTGAAATTGTGTTACTGCTTCTGAAAGCACTGGATGAGTTACACCTGATGCATTTCTAAATGGTTGTGTTCTAGTTTTATAAGTAAATCCTAAAAGATCTAAACCTTTAACATAAGTTTGTTCCCAATCTTGTCTTGATGATTTGTAATCCGTATATTTTTCTTGAAGATCAGATCCTACTTCTCCAAGTATTTTATCATCTAAAAATTCTGCTAAATTTGCATCATGATCTTGACCACCTTCCATTGCTTCAGCTTGTGGATCAAAAGAAATTTCTGCACCGCCATCTTCAGTTGGAATAACTTGAGCACCTTCAGTTGGTACTACTTCTGGTTCTTGGATTATTTGATCAACTCCTTGATTAGGAAGTTGCATGCCATCCATTAATGTATTAGGCAACGCCTTATCTATATCAGCCATGATTATCTATACCTTCTTTTGAATAATGTTTCAACACCTTGTGAATTAGGACCTTTAACAGGTGGAACAGTTCTTGTCAAATCTGTATTAACAGGTTCACCCTTACTAATAGATCCTCCCTTATAATATCCAGGTGCAATAGGTGTTCTATTTGTAATAGGAGCAAGTCCACCATTTGCAAAACTAGCTAAACCACCATCCGCATAATCTGGTTCTGGGTATCTATCCATAATATCTTCGTAAGGACTTTCTTCTGTTCTTTGTTTACTTTTTATTCTTTCTTCGGCTTTTCCTAAATTTTTTATTTTTCCAGTTCCAATTTTTTCTAATTTTTCAATATCGCTATACGCATCATCAATGTGAAAAGTATCATAATCAAATTCAACTTTACCTGGGTTAGTAGAATCAGGTCTTGGCCTATTCTCTACTACATAAAAATCACCTGGATATTTTACTTCTTTACCTGTTTCTAAATTAATATCTGTTTTAGGTGGTCTATAAGTTACTTCAAAAGGGGAATCTGCTACTCCTCCAGTTTTAGATTCAATAGTAATTTCTCCTGTTATTTTATTTTCAGTAAGTGTAATTATTTCCGGTTCTCCAGTTTTAGATGGTATTTCTAATTTTTTAACCGTAGTCATATCTTCAACATTTTTAACTTTAGGGGAAATATCAGAACCTTCTTTCATAATTTTATTAACAAGTGGTGAAAACCATTCTGGCATTCCTTTTACTCTAGGCAATGATCTTATGATACCTTTTGCAGCTGCTTTAATTTCAGGAGCACCTTCTTTAAATAATTTTCCAACCATGGGTAATGAAGCAACTCCTGCTCCTAAAAATTTTAAAAAATCTCGTCTAATCATTTGGTAATCCTAATTCTTCACGTTTTTTATTTTCTTTGTATTCGTTATACATATCATATCCTGTATACAAACTTGAAGCAATAAGACCTGGTATTCCTAAAAATCTTCCAGCTCCTGCTATCACTCTTGGACTTAAACCCATTCTTAATGCTGCACTCATAATTCCAGGTTCAGCGGTTGCCGATACATTTTTTAAATTAAAGAAATCTTTTACTTTGCCTAAAGCTCCAGCGGATGGATATTGGCCTGGTGTTTTAGGAAGACCTTCTAAGAAAGCTAAATTCATATAAGTAGTTGGACTTGTTAAAATATCTGATGCCGATTCACCTTTCGCGACTCTACTTCCAATTTCAGCTGCATCCATTGCAGCTACAGGTAGTGGTGTAAAAGCTCTACCTAATCCTTTAAGTGCAACTCCTGCTGCTGATCTAGTCGGTCCACGACCCGCGCTTCGCGCAGCTTCATAAGTTTCTTTCGCACCGGGGATCGCGAGTGCCGCTGTTAATCCTGCAGTAATTGCTAATGAGTTTTCTGCAATTGGATTATCTGCAAGCCAATATAGTTTATCAGATTGGTCTGCAGGTGTTTCCGGATCTTTCATAAAAGTCATTAAATCTTTATCAAAATATAATTTAGGTTTTGTTGCTTCCACTATTTGTTGTTCAATGGATTGTTCTGGTTGCGTCTCTGCTGTTTGATCTTGGATCGCGGTTTGCATTTCTCCTGTTGGAGTCTTAGCCTGTGCTGTTCCTACAAGTGCAGTTCCAGCAAGAATAGGTAAAGTAAGTTTGTTTAATTTTTTAGGAGTATATGTTTTAACGACATCCATTATTTTTTCAACAGGCTTACCTAAATTTTCGGTATAACCAATAAATCTAACTGGGTTACCTGCTTCATTTTTAAATATTCCTTTTGGAACATCAGGTCTTAAAGGAACTTTTAATTCTTTTGCTTTTTCAACAATGTCATTAATTTTAGTTTGAGCTTCCGGGTTGTCATAATTTTTTTCTATAAATTTTTCAGCATCAGGAATAAAGAATTGATTTAAAGAAAAAGGTGCTGCAAATCTATTTGCAGGAGCATTTAATAGTTCACCCCCTAATTGAACTCTTTTGCCATGTGATAAATTAAAAAATCTTGCATCTTTTTTAGGATCAATTACTGCAGACAAATCAATCTTTGCTTTATATATATTTCCTTCTCTATCTACACGCGTACTAATCTTATCTAATAGTTCCTTATCTTCTAATATTGCTTCTGGGTTATTATTAATAATATCATTTACTCTTTTAAGTACTGTTCTTTGTTGTTTATTCAAATCTAATTCTCTTTCAGATAAACCAATTTTTCCTTTTTCTGAAAATCTTCTTTTATCTCTTCTCATTTGTGCACTGACTAAATCCATTTCTCTTTTTTCAGGATTTTCTGCTCTTGTTAATTTTTTTCTTTTAGCAGAACTTTGATCAATAAAAGTTTGTAGATTTGGAATTTCTTCTTTTAGATTAGTTTTTGCTTGTCTATAATTTGCAGTTAATCCTTTTCCAGCTGCTGATATATCAATAGGCGGTTTATATGTTTTATCATTAACTATATTTTTTAATATATCTTCATATTCTGGAACAGAAAGATCAGTTGCTATATTTACTTTTTGTTGAATAGTTCTATTTGCAACATTTATTTTATATTTATCTAATGCAATTTTTTTTATCTTATCTGTGTCTGTTTCCCCTTCAGAAATAATTTTATCTATAATTTTAGTTGCATTTCTATTTTTACCTAATATTGCATTAGGATTATCTTTAAATGATTCTGAGAAAACTCTTCCCGCAGTAGTTTGAGAAGCTCCTACATCTCTAGCAATTTTTCTAATATTAATTTTTTCTCCACTATCAATTTGTTTTTGTATAGCTTCTTTTATTTTTTTTCTAGTTTCTTCAACTGTTCTCATTATCGTTTTCTCTTTTTAAACATCGTTCCAAGACCTTTATCCAAAGTTCTATCTAAATCAGAAAACATACTTTTATAAGATATACCTTTAATCAAACCTCCTTTAGCTTGTTTAGTTCTTGGAGTGTTTTTAATGATGTCTATAATTTCATCAGGACCCATTCCTTTGTTTTGCATTTTTAATGCTTCATCAATTGTTGCAAGTACTTCTGCTTTTCTTTGTGGATTATCATCTACTAAAATTTTTTGTAAAAGATCATCATCAATAATGTTTCCATATTTTTGTTTAATCATTTCAGCTTCATCTAAAGTCTTAACAGGTTCTTTTGGAGAAGTTACTTCTCCTGTTTTAGGATTAACAGTTTCCATAGATGCTTTACCTTCTAACTGTTTGTTAATATCTTTTCTAAAAACTTCTAAGTCTTCAATTGGTTTACCAAATTCTCTTGCTCGATATTGAGAACTACTTACATTACTTTTAAATAATCCTCTTCTTGCAGTTTCATAAGTGTCATAGTCTACACCTTGTAATTCTGCTTGATCTAATAAGTCTAATTGTTTTTTTATATTTTTTCTCATTTGACCTAAACCAAATTTATTATTTTCATTTGGTTTGCCATAAATTTTTTCTTGTTCATCCATGTAGTTTGACAATTCCATAATACGATCTCTTTCTTTACTAGCCCAACTAATATCATTGGATTGTGGAGCTGTTTCATCTATTACACTTTTAATTCCTGTTTTAGATTCTGTAATTACTTCTGGTTTTGAAAATGTTTTTGGATAGGTAGATGTTAAGTATTCTAAATTATTATTATACTGCATAAGTTCATCAGGACTTGCTTTTGCTAAAAAATCTGCATCATTAGTAATTAACTTTTTTAAAGATTCAGGAGTAGCTTCTCCTACTTTACTTAAATCTGTGTTAAATGAATTTCTAGATCCTGTTAATCTTTCAACATCTGTAGTCACACCTATTTTAGGTTTGATACCTAATTTTTTAAGTTTATTAAAAATATTCGTAGTTAAAGCGTATATAGTTTTTGGGTCCATTAGTAATACTCCACGTTATCTTGAATAATTGGTTCATCCACATAGTCTTCAGGATGTTCCAAAAATCCTCCTTGTCTAAACCTCATTAATGCTTGTGTCATTGAGTCCACGAGGTCATCATGATCCCCAAAAGGAAATGCTGCGCATTCCTCAATAACCTCTTCTGCAAAATCAGCCTCTGGCGCCCAAATTTGTCCGCTCTCAAAAAGAGGGGCAACGGCGTTTACTCTGGAATGCTTATCATTTCCTTTGCTTGGTGTAAAGTTGATAACAGGAATACCCATTTTACGTAATTCATAAGTTAGCGGTAATCCTGATGCTTTTGATTCCACTACTACTGAATCCGGTCTCCAATAGTAATACTGTTGTAATGCTTCACGTCTAAGCTCTGGAAACTCTAATCTTTTCTTTAATGAATCTAATAATATTAAATTAGGTCCTGAATCTTCAGTTGGATAAAATACTCCCCATGTAGTGATAGCTGAAAAGTCTGCAGTTTCTTTTTTTAAAAATGCAGTATCATAACTTTGAATTACATGTTCTAGATTTGGAATATAATCTTTGTCCCACTTACGCCACCATTCACGTTTAATGATTGAACCTTCTTCTGA